TTATTTACCAATGGAAATAACAGCCTCTGGCTGGAATTATTTACCAAATTTATCACCAGATAGCCCTATTTGTGTGGGTATTTCAAGAATAATTAGTGAATATCCTGATGTTAAACGCTGTTATGGTTCTTTTTACTCGTTTAGAGGCAACTTTTTTTATCATCTTTCGTTTTTGCAAAGTGGTATTGCGTGGGTGTGGTGTGAATCATCACAAAAATGGGCATTAAGCGATGATTTAATAGTGGGCGCATCTCGCACAAGCGAATCAATTGCCTTGCAAGATGGAATTTATACTTTAACTTTGGCTCCAGCAAACATAAAAAGAGAATTAGTTTTAAAAAGACTGTGTGAAAATAAAAAAATAGGAACGTTTAGAAATTTATTAAAAGGAGTTAGCCTTGATATTGTTCAAGGAAGTTCTCAATTTAATTTAAATCATGTGCAATTAGCAATTTCAAAAGATTCACGGCAATGGCAAAACACAGTAAGTAGACCCATAGGAAAAACAGGTCAAACACAATGTCCGTTGCAATGGATGTGCGTTGTTTCGTTTAGGCATGAAATAACACTTAAATTTACTTTTTATGGAGAATTAGATTTTGCCATAGAAGGTTGTAGCGCTAATATAAATTAACAAGAGGAAATATTATGTATCAACAAGACGAACAGCAAATGCCAGAAGAACAAAATAACAATCAAATGCAAGAGCAAGAACAAATTCCAGAACAAGAAAATACAGGAAACGAAAACAATGAAGCAAATAAAGGGAAAAAACTGCACACACCAGAAGAAGTGTCTGCAATAGTACAAAAACGAGTTAACAAAGAAAGAAAAGACAAAGAAGCTTTAGCTGCTGAAAATGCCGCACTTAAAGAACTTTCTTTGCAAAAAGACGATTTATTAAAAAAAGCTCAGGCAAATCAAATTAGTCCTGAAGATTTTCAGCAAGCAATGCATTATGTTAACAAAGCTGCCGATCAAAAAGCAGCAGAACAATACAACATGATGACACAAAAACAAAATAATGAAGCATTGGGCGTAAAACTTGAAAACGCATGCAAAGAAGACCCTGAATTTGCGCAATTAATTCAAGAAGCTGAAAAAACTCCCGATGACCATCGTGTATTTAATGCTTTAGCGCAAATGAATTACATTCCTAATATTGCGGCAGTAGCTAAGCAACTCTTATCAGATCAATCAGATTTAGATATTGCCAGGGCGGCATCACCTTTTGAACTTAAAAAATATATTAAAGAAGTAAGCGATAAATTAGCAGTTAAAAAGCCAGGTCCTAATCAATATAATGTTGAACCTGTTATTAAAGGTTCCAATCAAACGTATGGTTTTGACAATAAATCCTATTTAAAAGAAAAAGGACTTATTTAAATATTGACATTTTTGCTAATAATTGAAATAATGATTATGACCCCAAAGTCCATAAACTTGAGTATTAATTTTAAAGTTTTAAGGAAACAATAAATCCTAACAGCTTTCATCGGCTCGTCTCCTCGACGTTAAAAGGTAAATGATGAAGTTTGCATTAATAGCAATTATTTACTTTTTTAACTTCGAGGAAATTATGACAGTCACATTAAATCAATCTGTAGTAACCAATTTTGTAGCTCGCCAAATGGGTGAGTTTCACGAAAATGCTTTTTCAATTCTTCGCACAGCAAATCGCAAATACGAAGAAATTTTTAACGATTCACAATCAAAAGGATTTGCTCCAGGTAGTACCGTTAACATTAAAATTCCAGGTTATCCCGGAGTGTCAACAGGTCTTACTGTAACAACCCCAACAGCAATTAACGATGTTGTTATTCCGTTTGTTATTACTGAGCAAGATATTTACAACGTAACTTATCAATGGAATTTATATCAATACAAACTAAACTTGGTTGGCGGTAAAGATGCTTTAACAGGCGACATGGAACGTGCTTTAGTTGATAACTATGCATTTCCAGCTCATCAAGCTATGGCAACAGCGCAAGAACAAGTTGCTGCGTATCGATTAGAAACGTCTGCTTTTTATTGTCATATTAATAAACCTTCAGAAATGTCTAGTTTAACTAGCTGGTCAACCATTCAGCAAATTAACAAGAAAATGACTCGTTACGAGTTTCAATTTCAAGACAGATTTATGCTAATGAATCTTGATGATGCGGCCAGCGTTGCTAGCTCACTTCAAAACATGTTTAACCAACAAATCAATGAAAAAATCACTAAAACTGCGTATGTTGGCGGAGAAAAGAACGGTACATTATTGGCAGGATTAAATTTATTTCAATCTAACCAAATCAATGTTCATACTTCTGGCGCATTATCAAACGCAACTCAATACCCAACTATTACAGTCGGTAGTGTTTCTTCTGATGGAATGGAAATTACATTATCAGTAGGTGGCACTTCATCTGCTAAACTTGTTAATGCTGGTGATTTGTTTGCAATTCCTAGTGTTTACTTGTTAAAACCAATTGAATTTGCTCCAACAAATGACACGCTTGTAGTGACAGCACAACAAGATGCTTTTGGTGACGGCGCAGGAAACGTAACAATTAAATTGCCTTATCCGCTAATGATTATGGGGATGAATGCAAACGTTGAATCATTGCCAGCTCCTGGCGCAGCCGTTGAAGCTTTTCCAGCTACCTTTAATAACAACTATTGCTATGTTCCTTCTGGTCTTAGCATGGTGCCTGTTCCAATGGGCGAAGTGTACGGTGCTGATAATTCTAAAACAATTGGTCGCGGTAACCCCAACATTCCCGTTAGTGTTTACGCACAAGGTTTTATTCTTGAGCTTTCTAACATTTTCCGTATTTCACAAATGCTCGGAATCTGTGCGTTTGCGCCTTACGTAATGCGCGTTCCAACCTTAATAGTGTAATCAAAAATCCCTAGAAAGAAATCTTTTTAGGGATAAAAAATTTTTAATAATAGGTGCTAATAATGAGCTATCAAAATATAAATATTGCTTCTCCAAGGTCTGGTATTTACGCAAGTTATCAAGACATTTATAACCAAATGACACAAAATAATGTTTTTGAATTTATTCCTGGTTCATCTTCTGTTGCTATTCCAAAAGTTGGATCTGAACCAAAAATTACTTTAACTGGTTTTGGTACTTGTAGCTTAAGAGGCGCAATGACAATAACTGGAACAACAACTGCTAAAAATTCTGTATTAGGTAAGTTGCCAAAAGGATTATTTGCTATTCAAAATTTTTTCTTTCCTGTTTCTTGTTATGACGTTATTAACAAAGATTTTTACCAAAATACTTTATTAATTTCGGGTGTAGATGTTTCAGTGACTGGCGCAACAATTTTAAGCGCAACAATAGTAAACGCGGGATCGTTTGTAACTATTCCTACTATTACTGTACAAGGAAATGGTACTGGTGCAGTCGTTTCAATTGATGCAATGCAACTTAAAACCGCAACTTTACAAAATCCTGGCACGGGATACGCTGTAAATGATGTTTGGCGAGATTTAGACGGCGGTCAAATAAGAGTTAATAGTATTGGCGCGGGAGGTTCTATTGCTACTTATAGTATTTTAGCACCTGGCGTTTATATGAATTTGCCATCAAACCCAGTCCCCCAGACTTCTACAACTGGATCGGGTACTGGAGCAACGTTCAATATGACGTGGGAATTGGCTGCCGTTAGGGTTTCTCCTAACATGGGATATGACCCTGCAAGAACAACTATTGTGGCTAATGGTGGTGTTCAACTTAATCCTGTTTTTTCTAATCCTTCAATAAATTCTATTGTTTTATGTAACGCAAGCAAGAATGTTGGAGACATTATTTACATAGATACACCCCCTATTTTATTAAAACCATATTAATGAGGGTTTATGTTAGTTGATTCTTTGGTTTCGTCATGTATTTCAAATGCGGGCTTGCAAGATAAACAACTTGAGCCTGCAATTGACGGCGGTGTACAACAAGAAACGCTAGACGAGTTAAATTTATTGTTTGACTCTTGGCGTTCTTATATACCGTATGCCTCAGTATTTAACTTTACAAATTACGAACAATTAAAAAACACGCAATTTGTTAGCGTTGACATGGTGTCGTTTGTTTTTTCTGGCAAAACTGTTCAACAACCATTGCGTCCTGTGGATTTAACAAAATGGGTTGAATTAACCTCAATAATAAATTTATCGGGCATACCGCAAATTTATTATTTTGACCCTCAATATCAAACCATTTTGGTTTATCCCGTTCCTTCCGTTCCAAATTATGAATTTATTGTATGGGGAAGGCCTGCTATTGGTCCGCTAAAACTTGGCCAAGAATTACCACCTCAAGTGCCTAACTTTATGATTGACGCTTTGCAATACGAAGGCGGCTTTAGGATGGCATCTAAATATCGCGTTGAATGGAGCCCAGAGCTAGAAAAGCTCAGAGATGAAAGTTATAACACGCTTAAATCACAACGCGTTATTGCGCTTTCGCCGCGTATAAATACAATTTTTAAATCAAGAAATTCTAGCGGCTCTTTTCCATTTCTTTATTTTGCCTCTGGAGGGAGGTCTTAATGAGTTACAACACAAATCAGCCTACCGCATTAGTTGCACCCAATGGGTCAGACCCACAAGAAATAAAAGCGTGGATGTCTACGTTGTGCACTTTTATTAATAATCAAATGGCTTCTGGCACACAAGCTACCTTTATGACCACTGCAAAGCTTGCGGAAATGGTTTCTAATAATGACCATTCACAGGCAGGAAAACATTTTTTTAATCAAGAAACAAATAAACCAATGGTTTCTTATATTTCAAGTGGAAACCTTGTAATTGCACCTATTGCAACATCTTTTGAAGAAAGAATTATGCCACAAGAGGTAAAAAATGTTTAGTGGAATTGGTAATGCGGTAATGGGGCTTTTTGGCGATCAAAGTGGTGGATTTAATAATTACGCTGATCAAATGCGGCAGCAGTCTCAAGCTTATAACCCTTATATCAACAGAGGCAATGCGGCAGGAGATAGGCAAGCTTTTCTTTCTGACTGGCTTACAAAAAACCCAAATGCTTTACAAGACCAAATAGCCAGCGGTTATCAAATGTCACCGTATCAAAATAATCTGCTAGACACCGTTACAAACCGCATGAATATGAATGCGGCCAATACTGGAATGCTTCGCAGTCCTTTGGCTCAAAAAGCCTTAAACGATCAAGCGAACACCATGACGGGTCAATTTATGAATGACTACGTAAACAGAGGCGAAAACAATTTTGGCCTTGGCATGCAAAATTACGGAATGATGAACACCCTTGGCATGCAAGGCTTAACAGGACAATCAGATTTATTACAGCAAGCAGCAGCTGCAAACTTAAAAGCCGATCAATCAAGACAAAACGCAATTAGTAGTATGCTTGGATTAGGCGCAGGCATAGGCTTAAATATGTTAATGCCAGGTGCTGGCGCAGCAATGGGTGTTGCAGGCAGTTCGGGTGGATTTCAAGGAGCAGGCAGTTTAAACCCTAATGTGGGTGGATGGACGGGAACGCCAAGCTCATCAAGCATTATGAGGATGTTTGGATGATGAATTCATACGCAAGGTACGGAATATGGGGTGAAAACCCAAACGGAACTTCTGTTGTTGACACCGCTTTTAATACAAATAAAGCTATTAATGACCTGTTTACTCAAAAAAACAATTTGGCTATGGGGCAAATGCTTAACCAGCAAATGCAGCAAAATTTAAATCTTGGCAATTTAGGGTATCAACAAAAACAAATGGAAGTAAACAACCTTCCTTTTCAACAGGATATTGCGAATAAAATGTCGCAAATTGGACTTGATTCCGCGCAATCAAATTTTAACTATACGCCACAGCAAAGAGCAATAGCAGAGCAGGCCGCGCGCGATAAAAGTAATCTTGAAAACTCTCAGGCCGGATATTACAAAGCTCAATCTGGTGTTGATGCAGCGAAAGACCCAGCGGCTTATTTTCAAAACCTTTTAGATAAATACAATTCTGCACCTCAAGGCTCTTCTCAGAAGATATTCTTTGGCCACCTGCTTGGGAATATGAGCGGAGATGATGGCGGCGTTATGTCTATGGCAATGCCAGGCGGTACAAAAGGCGCGGCGGGTGTCAATATGGCTATGGGTGGCGCAGGCGGCTCAACTGGCGCGGGCGGAGCATTGAATGTGCCTCGAATTGGGCCAGATGGAATGATAATCAATCCGGGAACCGTTAGCTCTAAATCAAACAGAGGGATGCAATATGCCGGCATAGATTCTAATGGAAATCCTGCTACGTATTCATCGCCAACAATGGCAAACACAACAGCAAACAATAATAGAATAGCATCTGAACAAGAAGCACGAGTTTTTGCAGAGCCTGTTTTATCAGGCGTTCAGCCTTATCAAGGAGCTTATTTTGGCCCAAATTCACAAATAATAAAAGATGATGTTTTATCATATTTTGGAAATCAAAATGCTAAAACAAGACTAGACAATTTAGCTTTTGCTTTAAAATCAGCACCCGAAGCTGCGGGCATGATTGGGAGAATGACAAAAGGAGGGGAGGTTGGCGAAGGTGTTTTAAATCAACTTCAAGATTCTTTAAAGCAAGGCACACCTTCAGAATTTTTTCTTAAACATGGCATACCACAATCTTCTTTAAAATACGCCTCAGACAAATATTTAGATTTACAAAACAAAGCTGTTGAAGCAGCTGTTAATGCAGAAAGAAATAATTACAAAATAAATTCCTCAGGATTACCAGATTATGCACAAACGCAACCAAAAAAATTAAGTTCTTTTGTAAGAAATGCAATGACACCAGAGCAAATTGCTCAATATGAAGCGCAACAAGCTCAAAATAATCCTAAACAACCACCAACACAAAATTCAAATATTCCTGATGACGACACTATTAAATCTATTGCTGCAAACAATAATATAGCAATTGAAGATGTATTAAAAAGGGCTAAAGCTCTTTTTGGAAATAATAAATAATGGCTAATTCTGTTGATAATGATTTAATGCAATGGTACTTACAAAACCATCCTGCCCAGATGCCTCAATCTGTTCTTAATTCTGTTCAAAATCAGCTTCAAGATAGGCAGCAAAAGGTGCCCCCATCTCTTACAAATAGTCCTTTTTTGGGTCATTTAATGGGAATATTGGGCACAACGGGCGAACGAGCTTATAACAGCATCGCTTCGCTTTCAGGTCTTCCAAAAGACAGCACTGATTATTACCAGCGTTGGGGTAACGTTCAACCAGGCGCGTTAGACAATATTGGAGAGTCCGCGCTTGAAATGATTCCCGCATTTAAAGCAGCAAGAGCATTAGGAGCTGCTAAATTAGCCGCATCGCCTTTCTTGGGTGGTGTTGCAGAAAATGCCGCCGCTGGCGCAATTCATGGCGGATTGTTTGGAAACGAGCAGGGCGATGACAAGCTGGCGCAGGGCGCAATAGAAGGCCTTCAAGGCGCAGGTATTGGTGCTTTATTTGGAGCTTTAGGCGCAGCAGGCAAGCCAATAGGAACTTATTTACAAAAAAAACTAGTTAATCCTTTACTTCAAAAGGCCGCTCCAACTATCCAAGAAATATCGGAAAAATTTCCTTGGAGTCAGACGCAATCGACGCTTAGAGAAAACTACAAGACAGCAGCGGACGCAACAACGCAAGCATATAAAGACTCAGAATCTGCAAATCAAGCCGTAAATCAAGCTGGAACATTTTCGCCCGATAACTTTGTAAGTGCGGCAAAACCTTGGCTAGATAAACTGGCCCCAAAAATAGAAGACAATCAAAATTTAGCAACGACTTACAAGCCCACTATAGATGCTTTAAAAAATGCAATTAATAAGCCCCCTTCAGATTTTATGAGTGCCGCAAATAAACTTGAAGACCTTACGGCTGGAATGACGCTACAAAAGCAAGCAACAGGGACAAAAGACCTATTATTAAATCAGGTTTCTGGCGAGTTAAAAGATGCTTTAAAGCAAGACCTTATGAAAGCAAGTGAAGGCCTTACACCAAATCCTTACGAAGCCCTTCAAAAAGCTAATGCTGCTAATGCGGTCAAAAAATCTTTTACTTCAACGCCACAGCCCACAGGAAAAGAAGAGCTTAACATTCCTTTGTCAGAATTTTTTAACAATGAAAACTCATCAAACCAAGCAGTATTAAAGAATTACATGCCAACGGAAGGCGATACAAGCACAGCAAGTTTTGAAAAGTTAAAAACCTCTTTAGGGGGCGATAAAGACGCCGCCGCAGGTGCTCTACAGGGGCATATTTTTCAAAACTCTTTGAGCAACGGAGTACCAGATTTAAGAAAAGTATTAAATCAATACAATAAATTTTCAACAGAACAAAGAGACTGGATTTTTAACCCAGACCAACAATTTTATCTTAAAAATGCTTCTGAAATAAGCACAAAATTAAAAAACAAAAACATTGGCCAAACAAACCCAGATTTAATGTCTCACGGCATAGGTGCACTTCTTGCACATTCAATTTTTGGAATGCCTGGTTTAGTAGGCGTTGGCGCGTTATACGGGGCAAAGCATGGCGCAAATTTAATTGCAAAAAAAATGGCAACCCCAGAAGGACTTAATACCCTTAAAAGCTTACAACAAAACGGTTTCCAATTTGCAAGACCTTTAGGTCGTGCGGTAACGGCTGCAAGCTTAGTGGGCAGCAACCCCGCAATGAATATTCAATCTGCTCAAAATAATACACAACCTAATAATAGTACAGGCATCTCAGGTGTTGATGCGGATTTGCTTGCATGGGACAGAAAAAGAAGGAGTGCACAATGATAGATAAAAAAAACGTAAGAGTTACTCAGCAAGGCGATACAACACCATTGCTTCCTTATACAATTAACACTCCCCTTAATAACTATTTTTTCTATAAAATTGGACCTAAAATTGGGCAGCCATTAGTAGGCGGAACTGTTGAATTTTTTGACAATTTTGCTCAAGAAGAACGTCTTGATACTTACTCGGATGTTTCAAATCCAGCAGCTCCCGTAGTTAACACCAATCCTATTATTTTAGGCTCCGACGGTTCAACGGCTTCAAGCCCTTACCCATCCCCCGTAATTTACCTTCAAAGCGCATCTTATTTTATTGTTGTAAAAAGCGCAGAAGGGCAGGTGCAATGGACTATTCCTAATTACACAGGAGCAACTTTTGGCACGGGCGGAAACCCAAGCCCCGCTGGCGGCGTTTTAAATCTTTTGGCCGATGGCCAATTTAACTGGCCAATTAATTTTAGCTTGCCAGGCACAACGCCAGTGGGATTAATTACGAACGCTTTCACGTCGGTATCGCTTGGTTGCTATTTTCTTCAAGACACTGGCACTAAAACAAACGTCGTAACGTTTAATAACATTGCTAATCAAACAATTGAAGGGAACCCACAGCAAGAAATTGTTTTGTCTTCAACAGCAAGTTTGCCAGAAACACTAAAAGACTTTGTTTGGGTTTATGGCGGCGTTTCTGCTTTTCAAGGAGAAAATTCAACGTTCTCACTTCAAATTGAAAACAAACAAATAGGCACAACGCCAATCACAATAATCCTTGAACAAAATTTTGGAGGAGGGGGATCGGCTACAGTTTTTACAACGTTAGGAACATTTCAGGTAACAAATACTCGAGATAAATTTATTTTAAATTTTATTATTCCCTTAATTACAGGAAAAACGGTAGGCACAGGAAATTATGCCGCCATTCATCTTCGGGGTGCGCTTGGTCAATTTTCAAATTTTGGTTTTACAAACGCTTTGATGCAAATCGGCTCCATTCAAAATCCTATTTATGTGGGTCAATCAAACTCAGATGAAAAAGCTCAAATCGTAGGAGAGATAACAGATTTATCTCAAGCCGGCTGGCAAACCGATTGGTTTAACATGATTATTCAGGGAGGATATATTTACCCTCTTACAAACACAGGGCAAATTATAACCGCCTCTACTTTAAATTCACCGCCAAACGGAATAAAACTTACGGCATCACCTCAAAACTTTCCTGTAACTGGCAATATAAATGGAATAGCCAATGTCAGGCTTTATAACGCTATCGGAAATGCTGGCTCAAACGAAATTATAGCTACAGCAGCTGGCAATGTTGTAAGCGTAACAAGCATTTACGGATTTAGAGAGCATAGCGCTTACACCGCTGGGACAGCCCCTGTCGTCGTTGCAAATCCTGTTGTAGGTTTAAAATATAATATACAGGTTGATCCTGTCAGCGCTAACACAGTTAGCATGACCTTCCTTGATAAATATACTCTTAATCCTAACCCTGCCGCTAATTATTCAGGTGGGGACGCTAACATAAATTGGAACGGCGGAGGCGTTGTTCCAACGTTAGGAATTGGAGTTTTATCTTATAGGACTTCATCTCCAAACATAAATGGTACAATTTTCCCAGGTTTCATAACCTCTAACTTGCCCGAAGGGAATAAATCAATATCTGCGGTTGAAATAACACCCGGAAACCCTACAACATCAGCAGTTTATAATATTTCTTTTAATAGCAGTAGCATTCCCGATTATCAAACCAATGTACAGCAAAGAAATTTTGATTCCACAATAAATTTACCTCAGACCGTTACTGCTTTTGCACAGTATAACTCTATAGAGTTCGGAACTATATCTAATAATGTTAGAGGAAATTACACACAGATTTCACCGTTAGCAGGTCCTGTCGCGTCTTCTTTTGCAATAAACTTTTCTGTGAATGGAGCAATTAATACCTTAGCAGGAGGAATCAATACTACGGTAATAGTTCCATTTTTTAGCTCGAATACTTTATCTCAAAACATTCAAATATTTGCCAAAACAATTGCTACACCATTTGTCTGGACTATTACATTTACGGCAGCTCCGACAGCATCACAGTATTTATTGTTTTCAGACAAAACAATAGATTATTACCTTTGGTACACCGTCGATGGCGTTGGAACAGACCCCGCAGTGGCAGGGCGCACAGGTGTGGTTTGTGCCATTTTATCAACCGACACAATACCCGCAATTGCCACAAAAACAGCTACAGCAATGGACTCATTAGTAGTCACATTGCCAGTAACAGCATGCCCCTATAGTGCGCCATTTGCAGATTACATTTTACAATAAACGGAGAACCCTATGAGCTTATTAGAAGACATTAAATCAAGAGAAAAACTTTTAACAGGTGGCGCGCCAAGTACTACGGCAGGAGATATTGATCCATTATCGCTTAATGAAGACAACCCCTTACAAACAAGCATGCAATGGCAATACACCGCTGATTTAATTGATTCAAAAGATCAAAATAAACTTTTTCCATTTTCATGGATTAAGGTTTACTACAATTCAACTTTGTTTGTTGGAACTCCTAAACTTGTAGTTGAATACCCTAATAATAATAATGTTGATAGTTTAATTGCGTTCGGATGGAATGGTGATAAAGATTTTCATAAAGGTGTAAGAATTTTAAGCACAGGAGTTGATAGGCTTGGAAGAACAATTAACAGCACACCAATATGGGATGGAGAAAGTACTTTTGACCCCGCTACTCAAATAGCATACGTTTTTGTTGGTGGCGGAGTTAGATAATGAAAAGAAAATTTATATTTTCTGTTAATCCATCGGCATTTAATTTGCCAACGCCGCCGCCTACAGAAGATTGTTTATTATCTCTTGGAAATGGAAATTTATTAAACCTTGGCAATAATACATTTTTAAAAGTTACTTGCGTAACAAACAATAATAACCTTTTTTCTGTAGGAGACAATGAATTACTTAGCGTTGGAACAGAAGAATACATGACCGTTTAATAAAAAAGAGGAAAAACAAATGAGCAATCCAGATTTAAAACAAATTTATGACGGGAATCCTTCAACAACGTTACCAGATACAGCGTTAATGTATTCTTTTCTTCCGCCTTACGGAAACACAGATTCAACAGGAATTTCAATTAGTGATTTAAAAAAGCAATTTTCAAATGAAACAGATATAACGGTATCATGTCCATTTAATGTTGGCTCGCCAGTTGGAACAACTGATTTTACAGCTGTTTTTACATTTAGAAAAGTAGGAAATTTAGTTACTGTTTTAATTCCCGCAGTTGGTTTTAATATTGTAAATTTTGCTGCTTTTAGAACGGTTCGCTCTGCAAATCCTAATTTTCTTCCAGCGGCACTTACACCATCAAAAACTTCGTATGGTTTTATTACAACAAACAGCAACGGATTAGTGCCTGAAGGTTCTCCAGGTTCGTTTGAAGTAACCTTTGACAGAAATATAAATATTTATTTTCAAAACACTAACGGAGGTTTTCCAGTCGGATTTTGGGGTGGAACTGGTTTTTCTCAAATTGGAGATAACCGTATTCAATTAATGACATATTCGCTTAATTAATAAATAAAATTATTAAAAACATAAAGAGAGCAAACAAATGAGCAATCCAAATTTAAAACAAATATACGACAGAAATCCTTCAACAACTTTACCAGATACAGCATTAATATATTCTTTTCTTTCGCCTTACGAAAATGGTAATAGTACTGCTATTTTTTATTCAGAATTAAAAGCTGAAATTTTATCGCCTTATTTACAAGCTTTTGAAGTTCCTGCGGTAAACACTATTACAAATGGGCCATATATTGTAATTGACGCTGAAAGTAATATGACTTTTAAAACAGGAAAAAGTTTATTTTTTTTGGATCCTACAAACACATATTCTGGATCTATTTCAAATTCACAAAATGGAATAAAATTAATTGCAAATGAAAATGTTGAAATTGATGCTAGTTTAATTTTAAAAAACAAAGATACGGGCGTTGTAGTTGGATCTTGGAACAAAAATAACGGAGCTTTAGGAATAATAGATTCTGAAACTGGATTAGCTTCTGCATATTTGTCCATAACAACTGTTAATGGTCAAACGTGGTTAACAATTGGCAATGGTAATACTACACAACCTATTGCTTTTAATCACAACACAAATCAAAACGGCGTTGTTTATCTTGATGATAATTATAGAATGGTCACACCTGTTTTGTTGTCAGGTCAAGCTTTGGTGGGTAATACTTCAAATGCTCCAACCCCACAAAGCGTGTTGCTTGCTTCAACTCCTTTAAATTCTATTGCAGCACCAAATTCGGATGTTTCTTTAAATTCTAAAAAAATAACAAATCTAGCTAAAGGAATTAGTAGCGGAGACGCAGCTACAGTAGAGCAATTAGCGGGATACCTGCCAGTAGAAACCCCTTTAAATTCTATTGAAGCACCAAACGCAGATGTATCGTTAAATAATTATAAGATTAATAATTTAAAACCAGGCACGTTAAGCACAGACGCAGCAACAGTAGGGCAAGCAACTACTGCTTTAGCGCAAGTATATTACGTTTCAATAACCGGTAATGATACCGTTGGAACAGGATCTCAATCTGCTCCTTTTTCTACTGTTAACAAAGCTTTGTCTTTAATTTCAGTTAACAATACAACACATGTAACAATTTACGTTGCCCCGGGGTCGTACACTGAAAATATTGTTGTAAATAAACAACGAGTAGATATTGTTGGAATGGAAGCCGCATCCTCTCAACCAAAAGCGATTAAATTTCCAAGCATTTCAATTACAACGGTTGGCAGCAATGTTGGAAATTATGTTGACAATGGCGTATCAATTTCTAATTTAACTTTTGCGGCAAGAACGGGAATAGATGCTTATGGCATTTCGTATTCTGGCTCTAATCTTTTTGTAAGTTTAAATGATGTTTTAATTGGAAATGACGCAAATATTGACGGAATTTTAATGAACGTTACTGATAGTAGTAGACTTTATATAAATAATTCATCAATTAACGTTTCAGGCACGGCGGTTGCAATGAAATTTTCAAGAGGAGAACTTTGGGATTTTAGAAACAGCGCTTGCACAAGTGGAAACTCTGATTGTCTTGTTACTAATAGTAATAATGTTGCAATTTATTCCGCCATTAATAGTTCTTTTTCTGCTAATTTTCACGTTTTTAATTTTACGGGATCAAACAATAAAGGCGTTATTGCAACTTTTAGTCAGTGTTTTATTCAAGGTGTTCCAACAGGCAATTTAAATACAGACGCAATTATACAATTAGGCACATCATTTACTATTAGTTTTAATAATTGTAGTCTTGTAAATGCTGGTGGTAATTCGCAAGTTGGTAATGCAATTGTATATTTAGGATCGTCGTCTGTTTTATTATTAACTTATTCTGCTGTCAGCACAACCGCAACTAATAGTGTTGTTTTTGTGCCGTTCAAAAGCCAAGCAACAAATAATAGTATTTTTCAGTATTATGGAAATGTATTTTTATCTTCAGGTGGAGCAAATGTTTATTCAAAACCTGTTTCGGGTGTTGGCGGATTTTTATTAGTGTCAAAAATGGCAACAGATAGTTAAAAGATGAATCTTTTAAAAAAAGCAATTGTACGTTATCAATTAAGTACGCCTACGGAATGGAAAGTAATCGGATATGTTTTTTTAATTGTTTCACAAATAATGAGCGGATTTTCATATTGCACAAAACATGAAATTTTAGCGGGAATAATTCTTGGGCTTGGATATTTAGCAAAAGAATGTACAAAATTAGGAGTCTATAAAGAAAATTTAGAAAACAACAAGGAGAGTTTAAGTAATGATAAAAAAAATTAGTTTGCACGTTATTATTTTAACGTTATTTTTTTCAACCGGTATTGATATAGCAATAGCAACAAATCACTCTACATTAAAAGATTCAAACATAGAAAGCACAAAATGAAATTTTTAATTTTTATTATAGCTACAATTTTGTGTCTTCAAACAAGTTGTGGAATATTATTATCACCGCCTGTAACTTGTGCAATTGGCAATTTAGCTGCTGAATGTTTAAAAGAAGCAAGACGGTAAATAAAATAAAACTTTAAATATTTCCTGCTTACTTATACAGGGACTGAAATTTCACCAGCCAGCCTAGCTTTTTGTTTCCTATTATAGTAGCCGCTATATTAAGAAACATTGTAGCAGTTTACATTTTTTTAAAGTTTTTTATTTATCCGATAATAGAATTTATCGGATGTAATTCTTTATATACCTTTAATCCCTCTTTTATATTTACCCTTCCCTTCCCCGATCATCCGCCATAAAATCTCGATCATCTCAATTTTAAATCTCGATCATCCCGATCTTGAACATCCCAAATTCAAACCACTATTCTTATAGGCAGCACATGACATATTTCTTGTTGTAAACACGCAAGATAGTTATTCTTAAATTTTATTTTGAATTCTATTATTCTCGCATGACTTGCATTCATAATTATTGTTGTTTTTCTCTTGAAAAAGCTTTGCTGCAATTAATTGTTGATAATTTTCTCTAAACAAATCATGCATTCTTGCGCTTTTTTGAAAAAATCGCTTAGCTTCAATAAGACAAGCAAATACCAAACCAATAAAAAAACCAAACAATATTAAAAATATTACGTTAATAATTTCATAATTTTCCATTTATGCGCTCCTTTTATATGCTGTTTATTATTTTATGCTGCTGTTTCTAAAAAAACTTCTGAAGTTGATGGGTTCGGCGAGTTATTAACAAGCGCATCCAAAAGATCTGCTGGAGCGCATTTACATGTCCAATAACAAGAATTTTCTTCTTTTTTTAACCTAAACAATACCGACATTTTAAAATTACAAACTGGACAAACTGGATTTTCTATTTCCTTATTCATGTTTCCCTCCTTGGGTTGTTTTAATATTAATATCTTGCACAATTAGTGATTTGATGCCGTAGTTTATTATCAAAAATAATAACGAGTCAAACATATTTTTTATTGATTATTATTTTTTTCCTGTTTGTTTTTCAAAATCTAGGTCACTCCTTATCACGGGTAAGCATTCTCCCTGTTCTCCAGACAGAAATCCCCTATAAAAACTCATATGAAATTCCATGGGGATTTCTGCCCCAGTATTGCTTAATTTTTCCTGTCTTTCCTGATAGCCTTCTGCATACCCAAAAACTAATATGGAGATTAATAATGACCAGTAATAAGTTTCACAGACTACAGAATGTAATTGAGATTGCAGGTGTTAGCCCCAGCACTCTATGGAGAATGGAACAAAGCGGACAATTTCCTAAGAGAATAAAAATAGGTCAACGGGCAGTAGGTTGGCTTAGCTCGGAAATTGAGAATTGGCTAAAAGGTAAGCATGTGGATGGAGGTAATCAAAATGGAGCAAATTAAAAGAAAAGGGTTAGACGCTGCGAACGTACTAACCCTTCCTATAATCATCTAAATCAGCACTCTTTTCTACATATAATTCAGGCTGATAAAAAACACGGCTACTTATAGGATTTTCAAATTTCTCGCGTAAAAACCCTTGATAATTTTCAATTTTTTCATCAACGCAACTGGTTAATTCTTGCAACATCAATCTAAGCTTAAACCAGCTCCTTCTATCTATAAGAATTATTCTTTCCGTTGGTTGTAACGCATTAAATTCTTCAATCAATGGAATAATTTGTTCAATGATTTCTTTTTTTCTATCAAATTTATTCATGTTATCCTTTAAAATGGTATGTCATCCATATCAGCAATTTCTGCATCTTGTCTATCCTTTGTATAAAATTGTGATTCATTTTCTTTAGAAAAAGGAAGATATTCTTTTATTTGAAAATATTTTGAATCTTCCTTTTCTTCTATTATGCACTTACCGTAACACCCTTTTAAGGTTTGCTCTGTTATTTCACCCAACTCATACAAATTTGATTTATCAATAGCAGCCAGTAATGATTTAATCTTCCAAAGCGATTTATTTGAGTTTGGCAAGTAATCTTTTAAATCGCCCGTATTCCCCGCCAAATCTCTTAAAGATAAACTAATCTCAAGCATCTCGTTACCAGCTTTTGAGATTTTTTCAGTTGCGTAATTTATTCTAAAAAAAGCCTCTCCTTTTTTTAAAGGTTGTTTAGCTTCTTGCATTTGTTGCTCCGTTAGCGGGTTGTATTTCATTTTTTACTCCTCCGTTAGTGTTTTTTTTAATAATTAATTTTCTTTTGCTGACGCTATAAGCATAGCTGCTTTGCTCATTGTTTTATTTTCAACAATTGGCAAACCAGAATCAGATTCCGTTATATTTTTAGCATCGTCTTCGTCATAAATTCCTCCAAAACCAAACGCATACCTGGCGCATTGTATCAAAGCTTTATGCCTGAGCATTCTAGCAGTGCAAGTTTGCCAAGGCCCGCTAATCTTGTAAGGCCCATTGCTTCCTTTACCTTCAAAAGGTGCCCTGTAAGTTTCTATTAAAAATTCTCTTACAACCGTTGGAAATTTTCTATCTTTTCTGTAAATAAGGCATTCAATCCATTCATAGCATGGCTGACCCCCACTTAATGTGATTTTTTCGTCTGAATATTTAAACTCTATTCCATCTAATTGGGGTTGTGAATTAATAATTCTGCTCCAACCATCTACGCCAACTACAGGAATTATTCCATTTTTTTTGTCAGGAAAAGCATAAATTTCTTTAGTAAAAGGATTTAAGCCATATTGGTCCGCAACAACAAGTAATGCGGCCATTTGTTCGTTGGTAACTTGCTGTCCGTCGCGTTGAGAAAAAGCAGTATTTTTAAGTATGTTCATTAGATTACTTGAATCTAATGTGTATTTTTCCGCAAATTTTTCAATCAAACTTATTCGTTTTTTTTCTACAACAGGAACAATTTGTTTATGTTGCTCTACCCTAACCTCTTCTTTTTTAAATTCAGCATCTTCAAGTAAACTATTTTCACTTAAACTATTTTCATTACTCATTTATTATCCCCTCATTGTTAAATTTATTTTCAGCCCAGCCAGGCAATGGCAGCTCTTCTATAACCTCAGAGCCTTTTGCGGTTATCCATGTATCGTGTGTTGTATACCCTCTCCATTTCCCCACTCGATTACAATCAGAATAATATTTTAAAGCCTTTTGTAATTGAAATTTACCCATCTCTAGTTCTACGTTTGTTATTTGATAACAAGCTACAAGATAAGGCTCATTTTTTTCAATCACTAAATGACATATAGCCCCAGGTTCTTTATCAGTTAAAAGACGAATAGCCTCCCATTGCATATAAGCCTGTATGTGATATTCGTAAGAAAATTTAGCGCGAGAAAACCCAGAACGAGAAGCATCTAATGCAGTTTTTAAATCAAAAATAATACCTGCTTTTTTGTTATAAAAATCTGGACGAGATTTTAATAAAATTCCAGTCTCTTCATCCTTCCAGAATATTGACTGCTCTATCATACAATCACCAGACAAGATTAATTCTGAGTTATCATAAGCTTTAAACGCTTCAGACATGCCTAGCATTTGATTATATTCATCTTGTTTAAGAATTGTCTTCCCGCTATTTTTTTCTATTAACTCTTTATAAGCATTAGAATTTTTTCTGGGAATTTCCTCTAATACTATGTACTCTTCTTCAAATTTTTCAGGCTCTAACAATAAAGTGTGTAATCCGCTGCCAAATTTTAAAGCGTCTGTACTACCACCTTCTCGATTTCCAAGAATATACTGCCAATGATATTTTTTAGGACATTTTAAAAGCAATTTAATTCCGCTCGCTGATATTCCTTCACTAGCGTGATATTCTTCGTTTGTTAAGTTTTTTATTTCAGCTTTCATTTTTTTTCTTTTTCCTCAATTGCGCAAGAAACAATTAATTTTTTATCACTTGATGTTATTTTCATTACTCGTCTCCTGGCTCATATTCTAAATAATCGCCGTTCTTATGTTTTTTTTGGATTATTTCTAGCTTTGTTTCATCATCATACTGCTCATCTTGAAACATTTGTTCAGCAAATTTTTGAGCCTCGTCAAAAAAAACATTAGCAATAGAATCAGCTAATTGTCTGCAAGCAGAGTTAGGCATGACATCAAGCACGCCCTGCAAAACAGATTTTAAAACAAAGGGGTCTACAAATTTCATCAGTAACTGAGGATCCATTTCGTTTAGCATTTCTTTGTAAACAAATTTTTTGTCTGAATAATCTAAATCACAAAAATCGTTAACTTCGATGCTATATTCTCTTATGATTTCCCGCGTTGCTGGAAAAGCTCTTGTTGTGTATACACTCATTAATCACCTCATTAATTAATTACGAAACAAAAGTATAACAAAAAATTTGTTAATGTAAACATCTTTTTTATTGTTTTATTAAATAATCAAAAAACTCTAATCCTTTTTTATTGTTTTATTAGATAGTCAAAAAACTCTAATCCTTTTTTTTTGTCATCAAAACTTTTAGATATCTCATATCCGTTTTTTAGTTTTACCTTTATTTTTACGGTATTTTTATCTGATAACCAATATTTTTCGACGCCGCTTTCAGTCAACAATTTTCCGTTGTGTTTAATTTTGATCATATAGTAATCTCCTTTTTACAATTTACAATTAACAAAAAACTTGTTGATTATAATTGACATTTAAAGTTTTGTGTAATAGATTTAAGAAAATGAAAGCAGCCATAGCAAAAAAAATTATTAAAGTTTTTGGAAGCAGAAAAAATTTAGCCGAAAAGCTAGGTGTCTCTTTGTCTTGCGTCGGAAACTGGCTTAATGGTTGGTCACAATGCCCTACTAAAAAAGCCATACAAATTCAAAAAATCTCTGGAGGAAAAATTAAGGCGATTGAAATAGCAGATTATTTAAAGGAATTTAAAAATTAGGGGGTTGCGGGAAATTTATGAGGTGATGACCCGCAACCGGTGAAACTCACTTGTTCAGTGATTAACAAAAAAAGAATAACATGAAAAAATATCAATTGAAAGCAATAAATATAATTTGGTTTTTGTTTTTTAACTACTGTAAACTTGCGCTCGATTGATTGCGCGGCAAAATGATTTTGTTGTGTGAAGTTTTAGGATTCGGCTACAGAAATTTTAATTCTGTAGCCTAGATAAAGTAGCTGGCAGGCTGACTTCAAGGAGAATTTTAACATGGATGCTTTTCAAAATAAAGCAAAACTTTGCTTGCTTCTTTTGTTGCCGCCCTCCCCTACTTTTACTTTAAATTGTATTTAGCAATTTTTTATTGCTTTTTTTTGCGCGAAAATTTTTAAAAAATAACATAAAAGGGGTCTTGTATGAGTCGTTACAGAAAAGTAGAAGTAAAACTTTGGTCAGATTTAAAATTTAATAACATGACACCGCCGCAGCCTTGCGGTAGATATTTATTTATCTATTTAATGACGGGATTGCACACTACGCAAATACCTGGCTTGTCCAGAGTGAGCGAAGAAACCTTGGCTTCAGAACTAAAATGGAGCCTGGAAGGCTTTCGGGAAGCCTTTCGGGAAGTCTTTCGGGAAGGCATGGCGAAAGCAAATTGGGAGGCCAAATTAGTATGGCTTCCGAACGCTTTTAAGTACAACAAGCCAGCCTCTCCCAACGTCGTCAAGTCGTGGAGTATGGACATAGATTTACTCCCAGATTGCGACTTAAAAAGCGAGGCTTTATACAAGCTTTCTGGGGAGTTAAAAGTGATGGGGGATGCTTATTTTAAAGTGTTTAAACCGTTTCTTGATAGATTACCAAATTCGATAACTAAGCCTTTCGATAAGGCTTTCGATAAGCCTTTGACAAAGTCTATCGATAAGCCTTTGACAAAGCCTATCGGAAAGCCTATGCCTAATCAGGAACAGGAACAGGATCAGGAATTAATAAACCCCTTTAACCCCCCTTTGAAAAATTTTGAAATTGAGGCCGATGCACCCCGAGGTTTAAATTTAATCGAACAACCCATTTTTGAATTTTGGAAAATTGAACTTGGTCACCCAGACGCCGTGATGGATAAACACTTGGCCAGAACAATTCGCGAAGCAATAGGGCTGCACGGTAGCGCAAAGTGCAAAGAGGCAATCCAAGGTTGCAAGCTTGACCCGTGGTGCAACGGTACAGACCCAAAATCAAACGGCGTAATCCACGACGGCTTGGGAATGATTTTGAAAAATGCTGAAAGTGTTGAGCGATACGCATCGATATTTAAAAACAGGGATAAAATCAAAGTACAGCCCCAGAAAATAGCCGAAGATATTGCTGCAAAAGAAAAAATAAAATGGGAGAAAGAACAGCAGGAAAGAAAAAAAGAAGCTGAAAAAGAAGCTGCCAGAGCTGCAACTGAAAAAAGATGGAAAGAAAATTATCCGAACGAATTTTTATTTGAAAGTGAGCAGTTAAGCGTTATTCAAAAAATCGAACGACGCATCAAGGCTCACGAAAATTGTGCTGAATACGACAAGCAAGCAAGCAAGAAAAACATTATTGAAATCGATAATGAAGCGCTTGAAAAAAAATACCCAGATATTTTTAATTATGAAAAAAGCAAGCTTACTTACTACTGGGCACTAAAAAAAGCAAGAAAAATGTTTAATGACAGTCAAAAAATTTAAAAATTTTGTTATTTTTGTAAAGTTGATTATTTTATTGAATTAAAAGTACCCAAAATATTGAATCTGAGAGCCTTGGTTTGATTATTTTGTGATTTTAGTAGAAAGGGTAGGGCGCAACAATAATTATTGAATTTATAGTGTTTAAAATAGGAATTTTGTTTGTTACCATAAATGCTAATTTTTAAAATTTAAACATAAATAAAAATTTGAGGGCAGGGCGGTGAGCATTCGAACGGACAGATTAAAAAAATTAACAGTACAGGAAAAAATAATCTGGAATCTTTACAAAGAAATAAAAATTATTAAAAAACTTTTAAAACAAGTTGAAAAAGACATGCTTGGTTATAAGCACAATAATTATTATCATAGTAGCGTTGCAAGCAACTTAAAAACAAGATGGCAAACTTTTTTAGACAAGATTAATTTTTTAAAAAATGAATGAATGCAAACACAAGTGGGCCTACGCTGCAATTTTGCATATGACAATTTGTGAATTTTGTCACAAACAAAAAACAGAAAAAGAAAACAAGTACGGCGCAAAACGCACGACTTACAATAACAGAGAGTATCATTCAGCAAAAGAGGCAAAATATGCGGCCAAGCTTGATTTAAAAATTAAAGCGGGCATTGTTAGTTATTATTTAGAGCAAGTGCCGTTGCGTTATAAAGGCGGCGGAAAGCTTATATTAGATTTTATTGTGTTTAATGTGAACGGTAGTGTTGAGTATATAGACGTTAAAGGCAGCATAACAGCAATGTATCTAGCAAAAAAACGCATAGTAGAATCGACGTATCCAATAAAAATCAAAGAAGTTTAAAATCTGTTGTATTAAGATATAAACCTTAGTTTAATAAAAAAGAGCCTAATCGGCCCTTTAATTTTTATTTTAATCATTAAAAATATTTTTTATTTTTTCATGATTTATTTTTAAAGTTAAATAGTCATTAACAGAAGATGGGAAAATGTCAATCTCTAACGCCCCTTGCACGTATAAACTTCCGAATATTGTTATGAGTGTTAAAATATCAAAACATAATAATTCCGACAGTAATTTAATATTAGAAGTTAAAGTATTATTATTCTCCATCAAATTTTTAATTGCGCTTAACAAGCATATCTCCTGAAGTTTATTAATTGATTTCATTTTCTTTTATATCTTCAACTTCTTTTATATTTTCAACTTCTTTATTTATTTTTTTTTCTTTTTTAGGTTTTTTTATTGGGGATTCATTCAACAAAAAAATTCTTGGATTTTCCTTTGATCTTGATAATATCCCTCTGCTAGTTAAATAGTAACAAGTTGTTGTTGCCGTTTTTCTGGTTATTTGTTTTTTGTATCCTTTGTATGTTCCAAGGATTAATTCATTCAGAGACAACTCTTTTTTAATTAAAAACATTTCCTTAAAAATTTCTTTGTAATTTTTTTCATCTTTTATTTCTTTTGATACTTCTTCAGGTATTTCTTCTAAATTTTCCGCATTAAAAATTGATTCATTTAACATGATTATTTTTTCCTTTATTTTTTTGATGTAATTTAGTTTTAATCCACGCGCCCACGAATGTGGGTCGCGATTCTTTCTGCATTCTATCTGTTTCAATCCACGCGCTAAAAATTTAACGCGACAATTCATAATACTTTTTATTGCAATATTACACAACAAAAAAAGCGAGATTTTTTGTCTCGCTTTTGCTATGTTTTAAAATAAAAAATCTTTTTTTGATCGATCACCATAAAAACCAAAATAAGTAATATTTCTTTTTATGGTTAATATCTCTACATTTTCCGGTTCTACATTTTCCGTAATTGCCGTAAATAAAACTCCGCGAGACAAAATTTTTACTTGCTCAACAAAGTTTTGCTTGTCTAATTGTTTAATCCAATCATCGTGTATCATTTCATCACCTCATATAATAAATTATTTTTTATGTATCCACATTTCTGATCTTTTTTCCGCCAATACGTTTTTTAATTGTCTTTTTTCATCAATTGAATCTCCAATTTGTAAAATTTCTTTTTCCGGGTTATATTCCAGTATTGAAATTTTTTGACAAGAATAAAAAGTATTAATAATTTTTTTTGCTTCTTCAAGGTTTTTTGCTTTTATTGTTTTTGCTTCTACAACAAAAGACCCATTATACTTACTAACATCTTTAAAAGTTGTCACAATAATATTGGGGTAAATTGCATAATAAAATGTTTTAGTTTTACAATTTTTGTTCATTTTATAATCACACATCACAAGTCCGCACCGCTTAAGTTTGCATTGCGCAATTTAGCTTCTTTTAAATTCGCATTGCGCAAGTTCGCACGGTATAAGTCCGCACCGCCCAATTCAGCATCTTTTAAGTCCGCATAGCACAAGTTGGCATCGATCAATTTTGCATCGCTTAAGTTTGCATTGCGCAAGTTCGCATCGGACAAGTTCGAATGGCGCAAGTCCGCACCCCTTAAGTCCGCATTGCGCAAGTTCGCACTGCCCAAGTCCGCATCGCGCAAGTGCGCCCTGATTAAATTAGCACCAATTAATTTCGTGAAATACAAGTCCGCACCGTTTAAATTTGCATTGCTTAAGTTCGCACCGTTTAAATCTGCACCGCTTAAGTTCGCACCGTTTAAATCCGCACTGCTTAAATTGGCATTGCACAAGTCCGCAAAATTGTTTAAGTCCTCACCGCTCAAGTTCGCACCGTTTAAATCCGCACTGCGCAAGTCCGCATTGCGCAAGTCTGCACCCCTTAAGTCCGCATTGCGCAAGTTTGCACCGCTCAAGTCCGCATTGCGCAAATTCGCATCGATCAATTTTGCATCGCTTAAGTTTGCATTGCTCAAATCAGCTTTGATCCCTTTTTTACCAAAAGAATTAATAAATTTCTTATGTTCTGATAATATTTTTTTTAGTATTTCTGGTTCCATTTTTTTAGTCTCCTTTATTTTAAGTTTTCAAGAAGTGTTTCAAATTTATCTTTTGGCATAAGTCCTTCTAATTGTTCAAGTATTTGCATTTTTTCAAAATCTGAATCAGGCTTTATCTCCATAATATAATTATTTTTTAATGTTTTTTTTAGGCTGCTTAAGTGTTCTTCTTTTTTTGTGTGTGTTGCGTACATTTTTTAGTCTCCTTTAGTTTTAAAATTTTATTAACTTTGCTTTGATCTAAAGTGGAAATTGACCCTGAATTTAGCTGAACATAAATTCCTGTTTTTATATTTTTAATCAAAATGCCGGTATTAAAATAATCTCTGGTTATAGTTCCGTGACAACTAAAACCAGACGGTATGCGTTTTGCGTACATAAAAGATACTTTACTATCTATATCTATTTTGTAATTTTCCATTTTTCACCTTTAAGAATAAAATTTACCATCTACCCATTCTCCAGAACCGATCAAAACACCGTCCGATTTTTCCTCTGGTTTTTTTGCCCATGCTTCAAATTTTTCTAAATCTGTTACGATGTAATTATCACTATCTATTTTTATAATCCCCAATTCTGCCGCGACATCAATTCGTTCTCCCATAGCTTTCGCTTCGTCAAAATTTTTAGCGCCTGAAGCGCGATATCCTGTTTCACAAAAAGCGTAATAGTTATATTGAAAATCGGGGTGCACATTTACGCCATCTACAAATAATCCAAAAGACAATTGATTTGGTAATCTTTTTAAAACAGCGTTAGGCTTTTTATTAGTTAACTCTTTTTTTGATATAGTTGTCATTTTTTAGTCTCCTTTTTTATGGCTGCTTAACATCTGCAAGCCTTAAACACGTCAAATTTATTTGTAGCTATTTCTGCCCATTGCTCATCCCACATGCTATAGCACTCGCCGCGGGTATCTTTTTCTGCAAATTTTGCGGCTCCCCCCGTCGTATTAAATATATGCACAGCGGTCGATGTGTAACCCTCTCCGTGACCGTAAACCAAAACAACTTTTTTTTCTTCAATTAGTTTATTAAGTTTTTCGTAGGATATTTCTTTAACTTCGCGATTTTTAAATACACAATAATTGCTCATTTTTTTGATCTCCTTTTATTACCGGCAGCTTAATTGCTGTCGATGTGTGTATATTACACGTAACAATTAGTTATTGCAATTACTTTTTATAATTATTTTTACTTTTTTATAATTATTTTTACTTTTTTATAATTATTTTAGCTTGCGGGTTGTGGGGTGCAACATATATATAGACTAAGCTGTTATTTTTTGTGATTTTTTGCTTGACAATTTGCGACGATTAATGCTTAACATTAATCGTGACATGTTGCTTTTACTTGTATATTAGTGCTATACTAAAAATTAAAGAAAAATTAAAGAAAAATTAAAGAAAATGACAAAAAAAGAATTTCAGCAAAAAAGAAAAATTTTGGGGTTGACCCAGCGAGAACTTACACAATATTTTGGCTTTTTAAGCGTCAATTCAATTTCAGAAATTGAACGCGGTAAAATACGCGTACCACTTAATTCCGCATGGATTTTTAAAAATCTGGAGCGAGATTTATTTGTTAAATCAAAAGATTGATTTTTTGACTTAACAAAATTGATAATATATCCTTGCCGCTCGGATGTTGTGCAGCAAGGACGCTATACAATATGACAAAATTTAATCTATATTTAATCTATACGACATTAAATGTGGCCAAAAAAACGTAAAAAACCCCAAAAACAACCTAAAACTTTATTAATTAGCGCGGTGATTAAAAAAATTGGGCCCCATTTTGTCAAATCCCCTGAGGGTGCAATGTGGACAGCCGCGCTGCGTGTTGCGTTAATTGATTTAAGTAGCAGATTACACCGTAACAGCGCCCTAAAATTTTTGAATGGGCCAATGCATTTGATGCAACTGGCAGGCGTTGACCCGGATTGGATACGCGACGTTATTAAACGCGCGGGATTGATAGATTAATGCAGGCGGATTTACAAGTAAATAAGTTTATAGCAGCTTACATAAGCAACGGCGGCAAGCCGCGGTTAGCGGCAATAGACGCGGGAATCGAAGAAAAGCAAGCCAGCGTCTACGCTAGCAGATGGCTTAAAAAAAAAGAGGTCAGAACAAAAATACAAAAAGCCAAAGAAAGGGTTATGAGTAATCTTGTCATAACACAAAATGATGTACTTGTGCATCTGTGGGATATTGTTGTCAATAAAATGGATTATGAAGCAAAAGACAGGATAAGCGCAATTAAAGAAGTAAATCGGATGTTGGGATTTTTGGCTCAACCTGAGATTAATCAAACAACAAATAACAATACAGTTGTAGTATTGCCAAGTAACAAGCTAGAGGATTACAGGATTTTAAATGGCGAACTTATAACACAACAAACACAATAGGGGGATGACTAAAAATATGAAAAATTACAAAACATACGGCAAAAAGATAATCGTTAAAGCAGATTATAGTGACGCATCAAAAACAACAATCGCAATCCCAGACAGCGTTAAAAGTGATTTAATCAATCCCGGTAAAGTCTTAAAGTGCATAGTTTTAGCAATCGGTAGTGATGTAACGTTAAACGTTACAGTGGGCGATTACGTGTACATATCCAAAAATGCGGGAATTGATATAGCAACAGTAGACAAAGCAAAGATTGGGGATTATGTCAGGGTCATAGCTGAGACAGACTTACTAATGACTGTGACTGACTAGCAATCTAACGTCATGGATGACAACCAAAAAAAAATAATAGCATCAGCTCAAAAATTACTAATGCCTCAGCCAGGCGGTCAAACAATGTTTTTAGCATCGCCTGCCAAGTTTACAATCTACGGCGGCGCGGCGGGAGCAGGCAAAACCTACGGCATGGCTTTGGCTACTTTGCGCGGTTATAATACGCCAGGATTTGCGGCGGCAACGTTTAGACGCCATTTAAAAGAGCACAAGCAAGCGGGCGGCACGATTGATACAGCACGTGACATATTTCAACCATTGGGCGCGGAATTTAAAATAGCAGAATCAAAATGGGTTTTTAAGAGCGGCGCGATTGAAACATACGAAGGCCTAGAATCAGAAAATGACGTATACAGTCATCAGGGCGACCAGATACCGCTTTTAAAATTTGACGAGCTAACTCATTTCACAGAAAAACAATTCCGCTACTTATTTACTCGTAACCGCCCAGGCCCAGGACTTCCCGCCAATTACCCCTGCCAAATCTTAGCTAGTTGTAACCCAGACCCGGATTCGTGGGTCAAAAAATTTGTTGAATGGTACTTGAAAGAAGATGGCACACCCGACCACTTTAAACGTGGCGTTATTAGATACTTTGCAAGCAAAGGAGATGAGTTTTATTTTGGCGGTAATCCGCAGATATTAGCTAAAGCTTTTGGGTTTGATGCAGACACAGACTGCCATAGCTACACGTTTATTTATGGCTCATTAGCAGATAACAAGTATCGCAACACGGCAGATTATATAGCCAGCCTAAAAATGGCGGGAGACGCAGAAACTCAAGCTCTGCTCTACGGAAACTGGAACGTCAAACGAGCCGGTAAAATGTTTAAGCGTACAGATTTTGAGCTGTTTACAACACCGCCGCCATACTACGAAGCTAAAATAATGACGGTTGATACCGCTCACAAAATAAAACAAGTACACGATTACAGCGTTATGCAGGTGTGGGGTCTTTATCAAAATAAAGCGTATCTTATTGAGCAGTTTAGAGACAAAGTTGAATTTGATATGTTGGTAACTATGTTTGTAGCAATTGCAACAAAACATCCAGACTTAAGCAAAATCTATGTTGAGGACAAATCGGCAGGTACGCCGTTAATACAAGTGTGCCGCAAAGACGTAAAAACCCCCATTCACGCGGTACAAAGGGGTATTGATAAATACACCAGGGCTTGGGCTTCAAAGCCTTTTATTTCTGGTGGATACATTTATTTAAATCCGTTGGCAGATTATTTTGTAGAGTTTACAAATGAAATGGTAGCTTTTGACGCAAGCATGAAACACGACCATGATGACCAAGCTGATTGCGTATTTGATATGATTGATATATTCTTTAGCAACCCAAGAGAAGAGTTTGCGTCGCGAGAGCGTTCACAAACAGGGGTTACAAAAACTTTAAAACCTAAATATATCTAAAATATATCTAACAGGAGGTTAGAATAAAATGCAAAAAAAAACCATGAAAAAAAGTTATAAATCAGAAGATATCAAGGAAGAAATGAAAGAAATGAAAGATGCAAAAAAACAAATTGCAAAAATTAAAAAACGCAAATAATGCCAAAAGCGCATCCAGGTTTTAAAGCCGTCCAAAACAAAATCAAAAATGAAGGCTACTCAAAAGAAGAGGCTGGCGCAATTGCGGCAAATGCGGCGCGTAAAGCTTCGGCAAAAGCTAAAAAATCAAATCCAAGGCTTAAAAAAGTTAAATAAAAAAGGAGAAGACATCATGGAAGAAAACGAAGTTAAAGAAAGTGGAGAAGTAAAATCATTTAAAGTTAAACAAAAAGAATTAATGGATGATGTTGTTTTTGCAGTAGATACTATTCTTTATCCGGCCATTCGAAATGTTATTGGCATGACTATTCATTCTTATTTTTTAAAAAAAGCTGGCGTTGAAGTGCCTCCTATTACTAATTTATTCGCTTCTAAAGAATGCGATGCGAAAGAATGCGAAGTAAAAGAAAAACAAACATTAAGAGAGGCTAACTAATGGGACGACCAAAAAAAAGCAATGTGGCGGAAGATTATATTGACGATATTAAAGAAGAAAAAACAAGTCAATTAAATTTTGATAAAAAATCAGAATTAAAAAATGAAAGTCATGATGTTGCAAAAATTTCAATTATAGAATCTTTAGACTTGCTTCAAATACCGTATGACAAAGATGACTCCTTAGAAAAGTTAAGTTTAGCTCTTAAAAACGGAACAGTGTCTATGATACAAGATGGTTCAGCCAATAAAGCTGATTCCGATTTTGAAATAAAAAAATGGGGCGGTAATACTGAAATTACCGACTTAGATTTTTTAAGACGTTTGCGCAAAATGGGTATTGATGTAAGATTTGTTCGTAAAATTATAAATTCACGCGACCCTTACGCACCTGCTCGCGTCATTTTAACTGATGAACATCGCAATTTTACCGACAGACAAATACATGCAATTATTAGGACGCAAGGGCAGGGCGTAATTAATTATGATTTTAAAAAAGTTTGCCGAGAAGTTGGCAATCAACCGCCAACTAAAATAAATCACTCTTGTAACATGGACAGACATCTTATTAAGTAATGAATAAAGCTAAAGGGCAAGGACGCTCTAAAAAAGCTTACAATAAAAATTCAATTTCTTTTAATCCAGAAGTTAAAGAAATTGAAGAAATGGCAGATTCTTGGGCGTCCGATTTTGCATCAAACAATCTTCGCGGTCATGATGCCATTGATTTTGCAATTCATTTTAAACAATGGGACAGCCAAGTATCTTCTAATAGAAAAGTTAATGACAAAGAATGCCTGACAATTAATTATCTTATAGCTTTACTTGATAAACTTATTAGTGCTTATCTTAAATATGACTTTAATTTAGATTTATCTCCAATTAACGAACAATTTACAGACGAATCAGAATTAAATTCTGCTCGTATGTTAATGCGTCATTTTTTTAATGAACAATCTAAAGCCGCTTTAATGGCTTGGATTAAATGCGCTCAATTTGGTTATGCTTTTGTAGAATATGGAATAAATTACGAAGATAATAAAACCCTTAATAAAATACCTACACTTACATTTTACGAAGATCCAACTATTGCATTTTGGGATAAATCAGCTAAAAACCCAAACAAAGAAGATGGTCTTTATTGCGGTATAAAAATAAAATCATCTTATGATGAACTTGTGAATGCATACCCAGATATTAATCCTATTAAATTTGACTTAAAAGAAAATAACGAAATAATTCGATGCTGGTTTAGAAAAAAAGAATTAATTGATTACGTTATGATAGAAGGTGGTTCTTATAAGCGTTTAGATTGCTTATCTGATGATGACAAAATTTATTATGAAAATTATGCAGACGCAAAAACAAAAAGTAGTACAAAAGATTGTATTTATTACTCTTTAATTATTAACAAACACAAATATATTGATTGTGTAAAAACACCTTTTGAAGATTTGCCCTTGCTCTACCATAACATGCAAACAAGATGGAGCAAAACCGGGGAAATAACTTATCCATTTACTTATCGTTTTGAAGACGCTCAAAAGTTTTTAAATTTAGGTGTGGCTCAACTTGGCACAATGCTTAAAAAGTCTTCTGCCACTAAATTTTTATTAACTCCTTCACACTTATCAACAGACGAACAAATTGAAACGGCTAATGAAATTAGCACACGTGATGGAGCTATTTTGCTCGGAGAAAACAGAGATGGTACAGGCTCTGGACGCGACCCCATTATTATACCAGCCCCAGAAATACCTATTTCTATGCTGGAATCTGTAAAGCTTGGTAAAGTTCAAATTGAAGATTTAGGCGGTTCTTTTATAGATACGCAACAAGGGGGTAGGGTGATTGTATCTGGAAAAGCAATGGAAACTTTTTCAGAAAATACTTCGTTAAGTGAAAATTCAGTTTATATGCTGTCTGCTCAATTAACATTTTTAGAAACAATTTGTAAATTTAATCAAACTGTAATTCCTAAAATTATTACAGAAACACGTTTAATACCAATTAAACAACAAGACGGTTCAACCATTCATATTGGTGTAAATAAAGAGCTTGAAAGCGGAAAAATTTTAAATGATATGCGTTTTATTTCTAATTGCTTCCTTTACGAAGTTTCAGTAGGGCCTTCTGGCGAACAACAAAAACGTATTACGCTACAAAACTTAATGGCGTATTACTCCGCACCCAGAACGCCAGACTTTGAAAAAACAAAAGACATCTTCTCTAAAAATCTTAATATTTCAAACGCCAAAGAATTTGAAATGCGTTTATCTGCTGATATGGACCAAGATTTAATAGATTATTCAAACGGAAAAATAAGCCTAGAAACTTATTTAAATAAAAAATCTCAACAGCAACAAGCAGCAATGCAAAGTCAAATGCAAATGGCTCAAGCTCAAGCGCAAATGCAAGCTCAAACTGACCCCGAAGCAAAAGCTAATCAAGTATTGGCAGATGCTGAAACAGCCAAAGCTGCCGTTGATGGTTATCGAGCAGAAACAGATCGATACGAAGCTATTGCAAAAGCACAAGAAGCAACATTAAAAGCTTCAGTTGATTTAACAAAAGCCACTAATCAACAAATGCTAGGACAAGCTCAACATGAATTAAATGTAACAAATTCAATTATTGATTCAACAATTAAAGCGGCTGCTGATTCTATTCAAAACCCAGTTGCTGCGGCAGCTCAAAGACAACAAATAAATCAAATGGCTCAAAATAATCAACAAAGTCAACCTCCAGAACCGCCTCAACCTGAGCAAGCACAACAACAACCATTAAGCCAATAATTTAAAAATGCCTTTTGCCCCTATACCTATTAACACAGGCACTGTTCCCGATTGGAATACCAGGTTTGGGTTTCCATCAATTAGAAACATGTTTGTAGGCTCTAGCGGCAATCTATACAGCACAGCGGGGCTAGATTCAATTGCCAATTTGTCAGGTGTTAGAGGTTTTTATGAAACAAAATACAATGGCGGCTCTTATTTTGCAGTTACTAAAAATCAAATTTTAAATATTACTTACGGCGGTGCAATATTTTTAATTAAAAACATTTTAGACAGTAATTTGCCTGTTCAAATTGATGAAAATTTAAGAAATCAAATTGTTATTTCAGATTGCACAAATGGTTATGTTTATGACCAGCAAACTTCTGTTTTTACACAATTATCTGCTGCCAATAATTTTGAAATAACAAATCCCGTTTCTGTGATTGTTGTTAATAGCTTTGCAATATGGCTAGATGGCAAAACAGGGGTTTGGATATGGTCAAATCCTAATAATGCTATTTCTTATAACCCATTAAATCAAAATCAAATTGACAACAATCTTTCCATTGGCATGGGACTTGAAAAATTAGAAAGTAATTTTTATATTTTTGGTTCAACGGGCATTGAAAGATGGCAGCCTACTTTAAGCAGTAATATATATATCTCTCCATTTCAAAAAGATACAAATTTTATGGTTGATTTTGGTGCTATTTCTACGGATTCAATCATAAATTCAGTTAATAAAATTTATTTTCTTTCATCTCTTTATTTACCAATGGAAATAACAGCCTCTGGCTGGAATTATTTACCAAATTTATCACCAGATAGCCCTATTTGTGTGGGTATTTCAAGAATAATTAGTGAATATCCTGATGTTAAACGCTGTTA